GGTGAATCGGGCGCAAATTGACGCTAGTTCTCGCGCGGGAATCCGGTCCGCGACCAGGACAGCCGGGGCGGTCGGTCCCGGGCTGCTGGTGACGCGATGACGACACCGGCCGCCAGGATGTCTTACCGTGCGTTCGCGCGGCGCCTGGGCGTTTCTGACAAGGCAATTCGGAAGGCGGTCGCCGCGGGTCGGCTGGCCGGCGCCGTCGGTCAGACGTCGGACGGTCACCCGTGCATCTCAGATCCCGACCTGGCGGAACAGCTGTGGACGTCGACGACGCGGACCGGCGTCGGAGGGGCGCGGACTGCCGGCGGTGAGTCCGCGCGGTCCGCAGGGTCCGCAGGTCCGGACGCGAAGCCGGCGGCCAGGCGTGCACCGGCGGCGCCGCGGGCGTCGAGCGGGAACCTGGTCTCGCTGGTCGACGCACAGCGCGACGCAACCAGCGAACGCGCGCGCAAGCTGCGACTCGACAACGACGCGCGGGAAGGTCGGCTCGTGCTGGTCGACCGGGTGCGGCGCGAGGCGTTCGACAGTTCGCGCACGATTCGCGACGCGCTGCTGAACATTCCCGATCGCCTGGCCGGCGAACTGGCGGCCGAAACCGACCCGGCGGTCGTCTGGCGCAAGCTGGACGCCGCGATCCGGCAAGGGCTGAACAGCGCGGCCGACACCCTCGCCGCGACGGTGCACTGATGCAAGCGGAACCGATACCGACGACGCCGGACGTCGACGACGCGCCGCTCGAAATCGCCGGCGCCGTCGCGGTCATTCGACTCGCGCGCGCGGAAGGCATTCGGCCCGACCCGGCGATCACGGTGGCGGAATGGGCCGACCAGCACCGGCGCCTCCCGGCGAAGTCGTCGGCCGAGCCTGGTCCGTGGCGCACCGACCGTACACCGTACTTGCGCGAAATCATGGACTGCCTCTCGGCGACGAGCGACGTCGAGGAAGTCGTGTTTATGAAAGGCGCGCAGGTCGGCGGGACCGAGGCGATCATCAACGCGCTCGGCTATGTCATCGACCACGCGCCAGGGCCGACGATGTTCGTACAGCCGACCGTCGAACTCGCGAAGCGGTTCTCGCGGCAACGCGTCGACCCGCTTGTGACGGACACGCCGCGACTCGCTGACAAGGTCGCGACGGCGAAGTCGCGGGACAGCGGTAACACGATGCTGTCGAAGGAATTCCCGGGTGGTCAGCTGATCATCACCGGCGCGAATTCGGCGGTCGGGCTGCGGTCGATGCCGGCGCGGAACGTGTTCCTCGATGAAATCGACGGGTACCCGCTCGACGTCGACGAGGAAGGATCCCCGATCGCGCTCGTCGAAGCGCGGCAACGGACGTTCGCCAGGCGCAAGCGCGCGAAGGTGTCGACGCCGACGATCGCCGGCCGGTCGGCGGTCGAGGAAGCGTACGAGGACACCGACCGTCGGCGGTACTACGTCCCGTGTCCGGACTGCGGGCACATGCAGCCGCTCGACTTCGGGCAACTGCAGTGGACGAAGTACGACCGCGCGCCGGAGCAGGCGGTTTACGAGTGTCGGGCGTGCTATTGCCCGATCGAACAGCACCGCAAGACGTGGATGCTCGAGCGCGGCGAGTGGGTCGCCGAACGGCCGGAACGCATCGGCAAGATCCGCGGCTATCACCTGTCGGCGCTCTATTCGCCGGCTGGCTGGATTTCCTGGGGCGACATCGCGGCGATGTTCGTCAAGGTGCAGAAGAACCCGGACAAGCTCCGCGTATTCGTGAACACCATCCTCGGCCAGACGTGGAAGGAAGTCGGCGACGCGCCGGACTGGGAACGACTCATGGAACGACGATCCGCATACGCGATCGGCACGGTCCCGGCCGGCGCGCTGTTCCTGACGGCCGGCGTCGACGTGCAGAAGGATCGGCTCGTGTACGAGGTCGTCGGATGGGGACGCGGTAAACGGTCCTGGTCCGTCGACGCCGGCGAACTACCAGGCGACACGGCGGATCTACAGCGCGGCCCGTGGGTGCAGCTGGCCGAACTGCTCGATCGCAAGTTTCCGCACGCGTCCGGCCTGGCGATGCCGATCGCGGCGATGGCTGTCGATTCGGGGTTCAACACGCAGACCGTTTACAACTGGACGCGCACCTATCCGGCGAACCGGGTGCTCGCCGTGAAGGGCGTCGACGCCGCGACCGTGCTCGTCGGCGCACCGACGAAAGTCGACATCAAAGCCGACGGGCGCCGGCTGCGTCGGTCGCTGCTGCTGTGGCCGGTGTGCGGCGGAATTGCAAAGTCGGAGCTGTTCGGATGGCTCCGGCTCGAGCCGTTCGACGACGGCACGACACCCGACGGAACGTGCGAATTCCCGGAATACGGCGAGGAGTTCTTCCGGCAACTGACGGCCGAACAGCTGGTCTCGCGGCGCACCAGGCGCGGTTACGTCCGGATGGACTGGGAAGTTATTCCCGGACGACAGAACCACGCGCTCGACGCGCGGGTGTATGCGCGAGCGGCCGCTCAGGTCGCCGGCCTCGACCGGTTCACGGATACCGATTGGACGAAGCGCGAGGCGCTGTTCCCGGTGAAGCCGGAACCCGACCCGGATCACGACGACCAGGCACCAGACACCACCACGTCGGCCGACGCGCCGGCATCTTCGACAACCACGACGAGGCCGACGGCGGCGCGGTCGACATCATGGCTCGGGCGCGGGCGCGGCTCGTGGCTGAAGCGCAGCAGGTAAACCGATGGCATACACACAGGCAGATCTCGACACGATCGACGCGGAAATCGCGAAGGTTCGCACCGTCAAGGCGACGTCCCTCGCCGATCGGTCGGTCACCTTCCGAAGCCTCGACGAACTGACAAAGGAACGGGCACGCGTCGCAGCCGCGATCGCGCAGTCGTCCGGGACATCACGCGTCCGGTTCGCCGCGACGTCGAAGGGGGTCTAGCACATGGCACCGATCACGAATCCCACATCGGCCGGTCGACGCGGCGCGCTGTCGTTCACGCCGACGATCGTCGACCGGGTCGTCGGAGCCGTCGCTCCGCAGTGGCAGCTCCGGCGCACCCGCGCGCGCATCGCCAACGACATGCTCGTTCGACAGTACGACGCCGCGGCCGTGTCCCGTCGTACGCAGGGCTGGCGACGGGCAAACGGTGACGCGAACGCGGTCAACGCTCGCGACCTGGGGACCATTCGCGATCTGGCGCGCGACCTGGTCCGCAACCACGGCGAACTCGGCCAGGCGAAGCGCACGATCGCGAACCACGTCGTCGGGTGGGGCATCATGGCGAAGCCGGCGAAGGAACTCCCTCCGGTGGCGCTCGAGCGGTGGAAGCGATGGGCGAACACGACCGACTGCGACGCGGACGGTCGATCGAACCTGGCCGGGCTGCAAAAGCTCGTGATGCACACGGTCGCGGAATCGGGCGAGTGTCTGGTGCGGCGCCGGTGGCGGCGCCTGGCCGACGAGTACGCGCTGCCGTTTCAGCTGCAGGTTCTCGAGCCGGATCACATCTACACCGGCCTGTCGCGGCAACTGCCGAACGGCGGTTGGATTACGAACGGGGTCGAATTCGACGCACTTGGCGAACGCGTCGCGTACTGGCTGTTCCCGATGCACCCGGGCGCAGCCTATCAAGGCGGCCAGCTGCTCTACGAACCGGCGAAGCGGATCCCGGCGGCCGACGTGCTGCACATCTTCGAACGGATGCGACCGGGCCAGGTGCGGGCGGTGTCCTGGTTCGCGCCGATCATCCTGCCGGCGAAGGATCTCGACGAATACACCGACGCGCAGGTTATGAAGCAGAAGATCGCGGCCTGTCTGTCGGTGCTGACGACCGACGTCGACGGACAGAACGGGCCACTCGGGACGGCCGACGACACGACGACGAACCCGGGCGTCGACTCGCTCGAGCCTGGCGCGATCCTCAACCTGCCGGCCGGGAAGAACGTCGAAGTCGTGACACCTCCGCAGGTCAACGACTACGAGCAATTCGTGCGAGCGAACAACCGGAAGATCGCGAAGGGTGTCGGCCTGACGTACGAGGATTACACCGGCGACTATAGCCAAGTGAACTTCTCGAGCGCGCGGCTGGCGCGGCTGGCGCACTGGGACAACGTTCACGACTGGCGATGGTTGATGCTGATCCCGCAGTTCTGCGAGCCGGTGTGGAACTGGGCGGTCGAGGCGATGCAGGTCGCCGGCCTGGTGTCGACGTCGTTCGGTGTCGAATGGACGGCGCCGGGAATGCCGATGATTGAACCCGACAAGGAAGGGCTCGCAATCATGCGGAACGTACGCGCCGGGATCATGACGCTGGCCGAAGCGATTCGCGAGCGCGGCTACGACCCGGACGAATTCCTCGCCGAGTACGCGGAATTCTCGAAGAAACTCGACGACCTCCGGATCGTGCTGGATTCCGACCCGCGACACATGACGCAGGCGGGACAATTCCAGTCGGGCGACCTCGCGCGGCAACCTGGCGCCGCGGGGAACGGGGGCAACTGATGGACGCGCCGCGGGTACCCGTTCACCAGCTGACGACGGCTCAACGTCGCGTGCTCGAATGGATCGATCGCTACGTCGACATGCTCGACGAACCGTGTCCGGCGTCTGTCGTCGCGCGTCGGATGGGGCTGCACCGGTCGACGGTCGAACAGCACATCGCCGCATTGCACCGTAAGGGCTGGCTCGTCACGTCAACGTCGCCGACGAAGCCGGCGGCGCCGATTCCACGCTAGAACGAAAACCTCACCACGTTAACCGCGGGTACCGCCGAGATCGCGGGTACCCGCGGTTCGTTCCGGGTTCACGCTTGAACCCGTGAAGGCTCACACCGTAGACATTCCCGCGCTCGCGTTCCGTGCGGCCGTCGTTCCGGCGACCGTCAACGACGAGGCGCGCACGGTCGATCTCACCTGGTCGACCGGCGCCGGCGTCGAGCGGTACGACTGGGCGACCGGTCAGCGGTACATCGAAGTTCTTTCGATGGATCCGAAGCATATCCGGCTCGGTCGCCTGAACAGTGGCGCGCCGGTATTGGATTCTCATTCGTCCTGGTCGCTCGGCGACGTCCTCGGCGTCATCGAACAGAACAGCGGACGCATTGAAAAAGGCCTCGGCGTCGCGCGCGCTCGCTTCTCGCAGCGCGACGACGTCGGTCCGAAGTGGCGCGACATTCGCGACGGCATCACGCCGAACGTGAGCGTCGGCTACCGGGTTTACAAGTTCGTCGAAACGCTCGACCAGAACGGCGGCCTCCCGACCCGGACGGCGGTCGACTGGGAACCGTTCGAAGTGTCGATCGTGCCGATGCCGGCCGACATCGGCGCGCAGGTCCGCGCGAAAGACAAGACCAACACAAACCCGTGCGTGATCGTCACGTCGGGCGAATCCGTCAACGACGCGGACCGGGAACGCCGGTTGCGCCTGGCGCGTGCACGCGCGCGATAGGGAGAACGAACGATGAATCTCAAGGCACTGCGGGACAAGCGCGCAAACATTCTGCGCGAGGCTGAAGGGCTGAAGCGCGCCGACGGCACGTTCGCCGACGACCAGACGCGCCAGGCATTCGACTCCAAGATGACGGAGATCGAAGCGCTCGACGCGCAGATTCGCGCGGCCGAGGACGCCGAACGCGCCGCGGCTGCACCGGATGCGAACCCGGCGCTCGCGCAGGGTCAGGCGATGGAGCGCACGCGCCAGACGGCGATCCGCGACGCGGTGCGGGTGGCTGGCCTCGACGGCACGGTCGCCGAGGAATTCTGCCGCGGCAACCAGACGATCGACCAGGTCCGCGCGGCAATCTTCGACAAGCTGGCCGAGCGGTCGGCGGGTCAGACCATCCGGAACCAGACCGTCGAAGTCGGCGAGGCGTCGCGCGACAAGTTCGTTCGCGGCGTGTCGAACTGGCTCATTCGCAAGGGTGGATTCCTGCCGGTCCTCGCGCAGGCGCAGCGCGCGAACGCCGACCAGTTCGACCCGGGCGAATTCCGCGGCATGTCGCTGCTCGACATCGCGAAGGAATCGCTCACCCGCGCGGGCGTCGCGTTCCGCGGCCTCGACAAAATGGAGGTTGCCGCACTGGCGTTCACCCGCTCGATCGGGTCGCAGGGTGTCTCCGACTTCGCGATCGCGCTCGAGTCCGTGCTGAACAAGGTGCTCCAGGCGGCGTACCAGACGCAGCCGGATACCTGGTCGCGGTTCTGTGCGACCACCACGCTCACCGACTTCCGCGCGCACACCCGGTACCGCATGGGGTCGATCGCGACCCTCGACGCGCTGACCGAACTCGGCGAATTCAAGAACAAGGCTCTGTCGGACGCCGAAAAGGCGACCATCACCGCGGCGACGAAGGGGAACATCGTCGCGATTTCGCGTCAGATCGTGGTCAACGACGACATCGGGTTCGTGATGAACCTCATGGCGATGCTCGGACGCGCGGCGAAGCGGTCGCCCGAAGTCGACGTGTACGCGCTGCTCGCGCTGAACAGCGGACTCGGGCCGACGATGTCGGACGGGCAGACGCTTTTCCATGCGACGCACAACAACATCGCGACGCAGACCGCAATCAGCGCGGCCGGGTTCGACGTCGATCGCGTCACGATGGCATCGCAGAAGGACAAGGACGGGAACGACTACCTCGACATGCGTCCGGCTGTCCTGGTGCTCCCGGTCGGCCTCGGCGGTCAGGCGCGCGTCATCAACCAGTCTCAGTACGATCCCGACACCCTGGCGAACAAGTCGCAGATGAAGCCGAACGTCGTCGTCGGCCTGTTCCGCGACATCGTCGATACGCCGCGCATGACCGGCACGCGCCGGTACGCGTTCGCGGATCCGCAGATCGCACCGGCGATCGAAGTCGGGTTCATCGACGGGCAGACCGAGCCGGTTCTCGAGACGCAGGCCGGGTGGAGGGTCGACGGTTCCGAGATGCGGGTGCGGTACGACTACGGCGTCGCGGCGACCGACTTCCGCGGCGCGGTCACGAACGCCGGCTAATCCGGCGCCGTTCCGGACAGCACTATCGACCTCGAAGCCGGTACCGGGTAAAGCCGGCCGGCTCGAGGCGTCGACAAGGGAGCCACGGCGGGCCAAAACGCCGCAGGAGAAGCACACATGGCAAACAACTACATCTCGAGCGGCGATCGGATCAACCTGGTCGCTCCGTATGCCGTCGCGTCGGGCGCCGGCGCGCTCGTCGGGACCGTGTTCGGTGTCGCGCTGCAGACGCTTGCGAACGGCGTCGCGGGCGAATTCGGGATTCGCGGCGTGTGGGATCTGGCAAAGGCGACCGGCCAGGCGTGGACGCAGGGCGCGGCGCTGTACTGGGACAACACGAACAAGAACGTTACGACCACGTCGGCCGGCAACACGAAGATCGGCGTCGCGGCGCAGGCGCAGGCCAGCGGCGACACCGTCGGTCGCGTGCGTCTCAACGGGTCGTTCTAGTCCCGTGCTGGATTCGGTGTGGAACCTGGCGCTCGGCGCGATGTTCGGCTCGGCCGGCGTCGATGCCGTCGTGACGCGACCGGCGCCAGACGATACACCGATTCCGGCGTCGCTCCTGTGGGTGACGCCGACGACCGACGACGCGCCGACCGGTTCCGACTTCCATCGTCGGGAACCGCACGAAGTCGCCGCGATTCAGAAGTCGGACGTTCCGACCATGCCTCGCCAGACGCGCATCGTCGCCGAACGCACACCAGGCGCCGGCGCGCGGACCTGGTCGGTCGACCGTGTCGTCGTCGACGAGCCGGACCTGTGGCGCGTGCTGGTCATTCCTACGGACAAGTAGACACATGAGCGCATCGAAACGGCGACAACTGCTCGACGCAATCGTGACGCGGCTCGAGGCGATCGTCGCTGGCGATGTGGCCGACCTGGGCGACACGTTCGAAACGGACGCCGGCCGGGCAATCTACCAGGGCGAGATCCCGCAACTGGGCGACGACGACCAGGAACAGGCGATCGCCGTGATGCCGGACACCGACGAACCGCGGGCGATCGGTGGCGTCGCGGTTCAAGTCGTGCTCCCGGTCAACGTGCACGCTGTCGTGAAGGTCACGATCGCCGACCCGTGGACGGCGGCCGAACAGGTCGTCGCCGACATCAAGCGCGCGATCGAGACGTCCGACCAGGGGTTCGACGGTCTGGTTCAGAACATCGAACGCGAAGGCGTGACAGTCCAGGAACGCGAACCCGGGAGCACGGTCGTTGCGGTCACGGTCCCGTACCGGTTCACCTTCCGCGAACAGTGGGGTCGGCCGTAAATGCGACTGACCCTCCGCACGGCGGCGCTCGAGGCGAAGTTCCGACAGCTCGGAAAGCGCGGGCCGGTTGCGGTCGCTCGGGCACTGAACCGGACGGCGACCAGCGAACGTACGGCACTGGCGCGCGAAGTCGCGGCCGACATGGGGATCCAGGTGAAAACGGCACGCGAAGCGATCGCCGTGAAGAAAGCGAGCGCGGGGAACCTGGCGGCGCAGGTCGTCGCGCGGGGCAAGCGGCTCCCGCTCATCGACTTCAAGGCGCGCGGGCCTCAGCCGTCGCGCGGTCGCGGACGCGGCGTGTCCTACGTGATCCAGGGGCAGCGCAAGACGATCGCTCGGGCATTTATCGCGACCGTGTCGAAGGCGGGCGACGAAGGGCAACACGCCGGACACCGCGGGGTGTTCGTTCGAAAGATGAAAGCGGGCCGACTGCCGATCGCTCAGCTGATGGGCGTTTCCGTTGCGGTCGCCTTCTCACATCTGCTGCCGGCGGGTGAAGCGCGACGGGCCGACGCACTGGCGAAGAACGTCGCTCACGAAATCGAGTTTGAATTGTCGCGGGTCGCCGCGACGAAGTAGGGAGTCAGCACATGGCGAATACACAGCCTCTCGAAATCATCGCGGCGCCGTTCGACATCCTGCGGGCGGCCGTCGGGACGGCGTTCCCGGCAATCCAGAACAACCCGGCCGCGGCGTGGAGCAAGATCGGATCGAACGGCGCGCTCAACTACGACGACGGCGAAGGCGTCACCGTCGTGCACGAGCAGGAGTTTGCCGAATTCCGCGCGCTCGGCGATGCCGGCGTGCGGAAGATGTTCCGCACGAAGGAAGCGCTCCGGGTGAAAGTCAAGGTCTACGACATCACCCTCGAGCAGTACAAGGCGGCGCTCAACGACAACCCGGTTACGGCGACCGCGGCGGCGTCCGGTGTCGCCGGTCAGAAAAAGGTCGGGCTGTCGCGCGGGTTCACCGTCGCCACAATGGCGCTCCTGATTCGCGGCAACGTGTCGCCGTACGGCACGGCGGCGGCGTGGAACGCGCAGTACGAGATCCCGATCGCCGTGCAGATCGGCTCGCCGGAAGTCATCTACAAGAAATCGGAACCGGTCGGCCTGGCGCTCGAGTGGATGGCGCTCGTCGACCCGTCGGCGGCATCCGTCGACGAACGGTTCGGCCGGCTCGTGATGCAGACGGCCGACGCGCTGCCGTAGTGCCATGACGACCGCGCTCGGCGATCGCTGGCGCGCGGCGCGTCTGGCACTGGACGACGCGAAACGGGAACTCGGACGCCGGCGCCGCGACGTGCGACGCAAGGCGGCCGACCTGGCAGCAATCGAGGACGAAGCGCGGCGCGTGGGTGTCGCGCTCGTCGATTCACAGCACAAGGAACGGTGACCTATGGCAGTTATCCCGACAGTTCAGCCCGTGATCGGCGGCGCCGTGGCGACCCTGGTCGCGGCCAACGCAGGCGGCGACAAGTTCAACAACACCGGACGGGAGCGGTTCCGCGTTCGCAATGGTTCCGGCGTGTCGATCAATGTGACGTTCACCGCGACCGGGTCGGCCGGGTGTCCCGAGGGCACGCTTCACGACAAGGTCGTCGCGGTCGCCGCGGGCGCCGAGAAGGTGTTCGGGCCGTTCGACCCGGCGCGATTCAGCGACGCGAGCAACCAGGTCGCCGTCGGCTATTCCGCGGTCACGACCGTTACCGTCGGCGTCGAATTCTAAGGCGCCGCGCAGCACCACCGGCGAACGGTCGGCCAGGCGTCGGCCGTTCGCATTCTTCTACCTTCGGAACACATGGCGCAGGGAACGGAGCATCTCATGGCCTCAAGCACACCGAAGCGCGACGGACCAGTTCTCGATCTGAGCACGGTCGTCACGCGTCCCAAGATTCGCATCGACGGAAAACTGTACGAACTGCGCTCGGCCGACGAGATGCCGTGGCTCGAGTTTCGACGACATGCCGGCCTGTTCCGCGAGGCGTCCCTGCTGATGGGGCGCATGGAGCAGAACCCGACGAAGGTCGAAGTCGCGCGCCTGCGGACGCTGCTCCCGGGCCTGGTGTCGCTGCTGGTGCTGAACCTGCCGCGGGCCGTCCTGGCGAGGCTCCGTATGGAACAGCAGCTCCAGATCGTCGCGACTTTTTCCGATCTGCTGCTGGCGAAGAATCCGCGACTGGCAGCACGGATCAAGGCGAACGCGGATCGATCTTCGACGAGGACGGGTTCGCGCTCGGCGCGCGGTTAGCGCGGTTCTACCCGGGCACCGACCCGTATCGGTGGGTGACGGAAATCCCGCTCGGGTTCCTGAAAGCGGCGGCGCGCATGATGCCGACGCTCCAGGCCGAGGAAGCACTGCAGGACGTGACGCGCGCGGCGATTGGCGCCGGACGTCTGGATAAGAGCACCGCGCAGGACGTGATCACGACCTGGCGGAAGGCGGTCGGCGACCCGCGGGTGAAGCCGATCAAGGCGACCACCGGCGCACTCGCGGCGATCGGAATCGGAACGCGGCAAGGCTGACGACGTCGACACCATGAGCAAGACGATCGCACAGGCAGTTCTCGAAATCGTCACCGACACGGGCAAGATGTCGGCTGGACTCGACGCGGCTGTCGGCCAGGCGAAGGCGTTCGGATCGAAGATCGAGGCGACGACGAAGGGCGTCGAAACGGCGTGGAAGGCGATGAGCGCCGCGATGGGCGTGCTCGCGCTCGGCGCCGTCGGGAAGGAATTCCTCGACATGGCCGGCAACGTCGCCGACCTGTCGCAGCGGCTCGACATCTCGACCGACACCGTCCAGGAATGGCAAGC